TGGCGGGCTTCCCTCTAACGAGCAAAAAATCCACAATATTTGTGAAGCTCCCCTTGACCCCAGTTTTGGGACTTAAAAGCTTGAGGCTCACGGGTACATTGCCCCCGAACGCTGAAAAGGCCACAAAATCTTCAATGGGGAGGGTACCGGCAACCTTCCCAGCAATCTGTTTACCTCCCGTCAACGCAGCCATAAATCCCTCAAAGACAAATCCAGATGCACTTTCGTTATAATCGTTCAGCGTGGCCTGCAGCGCCTCCACGATCATCATCATATTAATGATGACACTAGGAGACGTCTTTCTTTTAGCACTCGCCGGATTTAAAAAGGTGTTAATGCTGGCGATACGAGCTTTGATGTCCTGCCCTCCTGTAATGGCCCGAAATAGTCTGTCGACTTCGCGCCTGTCTTGGGAATCCGGATCGCCCCACGCTTCGGAAGGAGTGAAAGTGGGGATAGGAATATCGAAACTAAAGCGGCCGCCGGATCCTTTTGTCTTTTTTTCTACCAAGGGAGGAGCGGCCTCATTCGGCTGCAGCGTTTCTTCAACCAGTTTAAAGAAATCGTTCAGTTGGGATATGTCCCCGGGGTCTTTAAAGTAGTTTTGCACAAGCTTGTTTATATCCATACTATAATTAGTCCTTTCTAAACGATAATATCCGCAATACCTAGTTCAAGCGCTTCTGCTGCGTTCCAATATATGTCTACTTTCTTGTTAAGCATCTTTTTAATATAAGATTTGGTCATTTTGGTTTCAGCCGCCAATGCTGTAATATGCTGTTCTTGGATCCATTTAGTTTCTTTTATATCATTTTCTAACGAATGGAGCGATCCGGTGTGGCCCGCCGTTATGCTATGAAGCATAATACGAGTGTGTTTTCCAATCCTTCTCTGGCCTTTGGTACCGGACGCCAGCAGTAATATGCCTGCCGACATCACCTTTCCCAGACCAAAGGTATTAATATCATATTCCTTTTTAATAAGACGCATCAAGTCATATATGGCAAACATTCCCAAAGCATCTCCTCCCCACGTGGAGATATAAAACTCAATAGGTTTGTATATAATTTCCTGGAGGGGGGAACCTATGTCGGTTGGATCCTCATAAATTTCTTCGATGCCGGTGTCTTTTAACAACAACAAGCCTTGGCAAATGATTTCAACTTGTTCTTCGTTTAGATTTCCAAAAAGGCTCACTGCTCTAATTTTGCTTACCTGATCTTGAAAGTTGTTAAGCAAATAAATAGGAGGAGTAGGATCCCCTTTGTCTTCTTTAGTTTGTTTCTTTTTCGTCATCAGTGATCAAGCCCGCTTTGTGCTTTTTCCGCACGGCTAAAGTGTCTCCATCCCATTCTAAATCTATCTTGTTTCGCAAATACAAAAACAGAATTTTACCAAAATTATCAATTTGTTTTTGAGAAAATTCCTTATTGGTTATTTTTCTTATGCACCATTGAGCAACTGAATTAGCCATAAAAGCTCGTTCTGCCCAAATGATGTTATTATCATACACAATTAATTTATAATCATATAGGGCCTTCCTAACTTTTTCGTATGTTTGTGTCTTCGCCATTTTTAAACTTATCTTTATAATAAGTATCTAGCACCGACATTAATTGATCCCAATCTTTAAGAGCAATCATATTTTTATAATAAGGGGGGACTGCGGTATTTAACGTTCGTACAGCGTGTTTTTTCCATGCATGCACAAACTCTTCGCTTTCATTATGGAGGGTCTTCATCTTTTCTTTGTCGACCCCTTCTACATCCGCCATGGCGTTGCCAAGAGTACGCACAAAGACCAACTCCTCAAAGGCTCGGCCAATCAGCTGAAAAGCTAAAAATTTAATGCTTAAAATAAATTTAGCTTTGCGGCCAGTATCAATAAAAGCTTCTAATATTTTATAAGAAAAGGCACCAAGAATAAACCAAAAGAACTCATGCATCTAAAACCTCTTTACTGCGCCCCAATCTTATTTCTTGCGGAGTAGTCGGCGAGCGACGCGACCAGCAATTTCCTGGATGAGGGCGTCTTCGTCCACCACATCTACTTCGGCCAAATCTTCTTCCATGTAGTCGCGGTCGCTTCGTGATTCATCACCTTTGTTTCCACCATACTTTTGGCGTTTTTTATCATCGTCGCGCTTCCATTGATCTTCTTCGAGTTCTTCTCCCGGCATTTCGGGCTCTGCGGCAGCAAGAACTTCTTCCTCTGCTTCTGCATCTTCCATGTCGCCCATTGCTTCCACTTCTTCAGGTTCTCCACCTTCAGATTCTACAGATACGTCAACTCCTGTAACATCGCTAATAACATCAGCAATCTGGGTTACAAGGTCTTGTACCATATCTTCGGGGGCGGCTTCGGGTTATTCTTCGGCGGCTTCGAGGCCCGCTAGTTCGCCTTCTTCTTCGCCTTCTTCTTCGAAAGCAGCATCATATTCTGCCTCTTCCGGAGTGGGTCCCTCTTCTTCCTCAAGTGAATGATTGTCTAAAAAGTTTTCCGAAAGCGGTTCCAATTCAGCCAATTTCATAAACCGGCGAATAGTTCCTTCCTTGAGAAGTGTTTCTTTACGATTAGCCATGTCTATCTCCTTTGTGTTTTAGATACCAGGCCTTCTGGTTTAATAGTTGTAATAATTAGTCAAAACTAAAAAGAAAGGACCTTTTTTTGTAATTTCTTAATGGCGCCTTTTTCTATTTGGTTTACACGAGCGTAAGAAATACTTAATCGTTTCCCTACTTCCTCTAGCGTCATACGCCCATTTTGGTTAATCGCCACTAGCGTACAATTCAAATCATTTTTATATTTTATCCACTGGCGGCAGCTTTTATTGCCACACGCGTTATCCTTCATAATACATTCTTGGGCACATTCTTTCATATATCCTCGCTTTCAATCATATCAAATATATTTTCTATTTCCTCTGAGTTGAGGCCAAATTTTTTAATCATTTCTTGTTCTTTCTTTCTCAGTTCTTGAGACTTTTTTAACCTAAACTTTCGAGCCAGCATACTTTTTTCTTTTATTTGGTTTATAAAGGGCATCAGTTCGGGATCTTCACACAAATAGCTTTTAATGTATTCATTGAAAAAGAAATATTTAGTAACATCATCAAAGTTTAATTTAAGCATTAAGTTAACATGTAATTCTTCCAAAGAGGGAAACATAATTAATTTCGCATTTGCGGGTTGAGATTTTCTTTTTTTCATTTTTTGTTTAAAATATGGGGTCGACTTTCGAAGAGGCCCGCATTTGTTTGACAAATAAACTTTGCCTTCGCTTGAAGCTCTCCTATCGTACGGACACCAGAGTAAGAGAGGCCCGAGCGAATGCCGTTGCTTAAGTCTTGAAGGACATGCGCCACTTTGCCTTTATAGGGAATGGTAGTTGAAATTCCCTCATTGGAAGAAAATTTTCCTTTCCAATCGTATTGTGCCTCCTTGCTCGCCATTCCACGATAAACCTTCGTCTTAGTGTTCAACACCCCAACAATTACTTCCCCGGGCGATTCATCGGTGCCCGCGAGCATCGACCCAAGCATCACAAAATCCGCTCCGACCGCCAAAGCTTTTACTGCATCTCCCGCAGAGCGGATGCCCCCATCCGCAATGACATTGGCATCGCGATCTGACCTTGCACATTCAAAAATAGTGTGGAGCCCGGGGACGCCATGGCCGGTTTGGACGCGCGTGGAACAAATAGATCCGCCGCCAATGTTACAACGAATGCTGTCTGCCCCCCAGTCTGCCAGATCGTTAAATCCCTCAAGAGTTGCAACGTTACCAGCTATGATGTGCACGCTATCAGCTAACATGTCTCGGATAGACTTGAGCGCTCGTTCGACTAATTTATGATGGCCGTGTGCAACATCCACACATATCACTTGTGCGCCATGGTGAGACAAGCGGGAGGCTCGTTTCAAGTAATCTCCAGTAACGCCGACGGCACCACCCACGAATTCAACATGATCAAGCGCTTTCTTAACCATAAGAGTTTGATCCTCAATCGTGTTATAACGATGCACAATGCCCAGCCCTCCGGCCTTTGCCATCGCGATGGCCATATCGGCTGTTGTCACGCTATCCATAGGCGCAGATATGATAGGAGTATCTAATTTAATTTTGTGACTTAAAGAATTGCCAATGCTAACCTCTGAGCGACTTTCGATATCGGAGTACTGGGGCACCAATAAGACATCATCATATGCTAAAGCTTTCTCAATTTTCATTTATAACCTCCCAATTATCTTTTAATAAGGCTAGGGGTACCCTTGTCGTGGCTGATTCGTCAGAGAAGAGAACGACTGCCCACTCTTCATTACGATACTCCAGGTCGTTCCCCGACATAAAAATATCCACTATGACAGCCGTGGTAACAGCTTTTTTATGCTTTATTAGATTACCGATTTTCATTTTCTAATTCTTCAATCATTTTATTAAGATACCAGCGCGCCTTTTTTAAGTCTTGGAGTGCCTTTCCTTTATATTTGTGCCGAGAAACATATTTAATTATGTTACCTTCCCCGTAGCCCATTTTCCAAGAATTTATATATTCAAACGTTTCTATGGCTTTTTCGCCTGCCTCGTTTATATTGTAATGTTTTGGATGGTTGATGTTTTCGTAATCATTACGAAAATTGTCGTAATCGGCCGTGAGGCCTAAAGATGCGTCCATATTATTCTCTCCACATGTTTTTTTATTGATTGGTTTGATATTTTCAGCTTTTATTCTTTTTTTCTAAGTACTGTTTAAAGTCTTTAACAATGCCTATAGCCTTCTGCCAGCAGTCCGGACAATAAAGATTGGCGCGCTCTTCTTGCTCCCGCACCACCACACTCCAGCTTTGAACTTGCTCTTTATCCATTCTATTAAAGGATTTTTCACATGTCAAGCAGTGATCGGGAAGTTTGTCAAAAAGGGCCACTTTAGTTGCCATTTCTTTTTCTGCAAGTTTTTTAGCTTTTTTCCGGCTTAAAGTTCCAAAACGGCCTTTTTTTCTTGTTAAGTTTCTATCGTCTGTACTCATTATTTTTCTCCTGTGGACCCGAAGGCACCATCACCGCGCTTCGAGTGAAAATTTAAATATTGGTCTGTTTCCACCTCTTCGAAATTACAATGGCTTATGGGCACCAAAACCGCTTGTGCGATCTTCATACCCGGTGTAATTACTTGTGTTGTGGTGCCAATATTATGTAAGTTCACGTATACTTCTCCGTTGTATCCTGGATCTATTACGCATGCACCCACTATTAATTGGCGCTTCGAAGCAACCCCTGATTTATTTTTAACCTCTAGCATATATC